ATGACAATTCTCAACAAGAATACGACCAACTTTGTGGGTATTGGGGTCACACAACCGACCGCGAACCTTGATGTTGGTGGCGACATGAAACTCCTCACGGATATAACGTTTCCAGTATCTACACGCCAAAAAATTAATTTATATGGTTCTGGTTACGGTCTCGGTGTACAAACCAACACGCAATATTTTAGAACACAGGGTAACTTTGCGTGGTACCGAGGTGGTTCTCATGTGGACACTGAACTCGGTGTCGGTACTGCAACGCCGATGATGGTCATGACGACCGCAGGACAATTGGGTATCGGTACGACCCAACCGACGAGTGGATACGAACTTGATGTTGTCGGTGATGCTCGTGTGCGTGGTCACGTTCACCTCGACGCAAGCCCCGCACTCCTGAATGTGTCGGGTGTTGATACTGAAAACTATTCAAACACCTACATATCATTCGGACACGGTGGTTCTGTGAATGATTGGGCGTATCTTCGCCAAATTGGTACGAGTGATGCAATCAAATTCGCACTCGATTTCCACGACGACGTTAATGATGCGGGTTTTGTGATTCGTGACGTAAATTCGAATGGTCAAAACCCCGATGTGATCACGAACCGGTTCGAAGTAAAACGCGGTGGTGACACGTTCATGAACGGTAACGTCGGTATCGGTACACAACCTAATACGAACCGACTCGCTGTAAATGGAAGCGTTGAAGTTGGTACGAATGGTATCGTAAATTTCAAGAATTCTGTGGGTGAAAAGATTCGTTTGTATAATGCGGGTGCGGATTTCGTAAACTTTAGTGTTTCACAATCGCCAAATGAATTGCGATACAATGTACCCACCGGATACAATCATGTCTTCAGAATTAACAATAATGAAAAGTTTAGAATTAACGAAACCGGTGATTTCAATGTGTCTGGTAACGTGTACGTTGGTCAAAGTGATAGTACGGTTGGACCCAAGTCCATCCTGTTTGGTGGCACACTTGGAGATAATGGCTACGCAAACACTGTGATTGAAAATAGAGTCTTTGACCAAGCGAACACGGCATCTGAACTCTTACTCTTTAAGGGAAATGACACTAAGGATCGTATCCGACTTCGAGCCGGTGAGATTGTATTCGACACGAAAGCGACGGGTGCGTCGAGAACTGCCAATTCTCCCGTCGTCACTATTAAAAACAGTGGCTTTGTCGGTGTCGGTACAACAAACCCGGGTGAACAGATGCATCTTACCGGTGCTTTACAAATCGGGAGCACACGCGTTCGATACACGTCTGGTGATGGTCTCATCCTTGATAAAGCTGGTGGTACGAATAAGTTCCTCGCTGATGGCTATGTGTGCACGGGTGCGACAAACAAACTACTCACAACGGGTCTCACAGCGACAGCCGCAACTGTAAACGGTGATGGTGTTTTTACGGGAAGTGTCGGTATTGGTACAAATGCAACTTTTGCGAACAAGGTCCTACACGTAAATGGTGATATGCGTGTCGAGGGAAATATCCGCCAAGGGCCATTCTTTGTCTCGATTGGTGAAGGTTCTGGTGAAGATAACCAACAACCATACGGCGTTGCTGTGGGTTACAGAGCGGGTCGATATTCCCAAAACAATACCACTGTTGCTCTTGGATATCTGAGTGCCTATCAGGGACAACAAACGAATTCAGTCGCGATCGGTTACCAAGCCGGTGAAATCGAACAAGGTCAAACAGCCGTGGCTATTGGTTTCAAGGCCGGTCAGAGCAATCAACACAACGATACAATCGTACTCAACGCGAGAACAACCGCACTTAATACTACAAGACCAAACGCAACATTTATAAGACCTGTCAGAGCTGCAACTGCGGTATCTAATATTGTCGCATACACACCCGAAGGTGAACTCATTGATGTGACGACTATGAATTTCAATGGCGGTGGTAACCTTTCGACTCCAGGTGCCATTACGGCTGCCGCGTATTATGGCGACGCCGGATTCTTATCTAACATTGGTGGTAACTTTACCAATCAAATTACGTTTTCAAACGCTCAAACCGGTTTTAATTCGGTTATTTCAAATTACGGTATCTCGAATACTTCACCCATTCACACACTTGACGTGGGTGCAAATGTCGTGATACAAGACACGGGATCAAACGTACTCACCGTCCGTGGGAACGTTCTGGCGAGTAAGATCACACTCGGAACCGTATCGATAACCCCAGCGCACACACTTCAACAGGTCACGACTATAGGAAATACAGCCTCAACGACCATACAACTTACGAATATCACAAATTCCCTCGTCACGAGTGGACGTGTCGGTATTAAAACGTCGTCTCCCACATTTGATCTCGAGGTGATTGGAACCGCGGCAAAATCCGGTGGTGGTACGTGGTCATCCACGTCCGATAGACGCCTCAAAGAGAATATCATTAATGCAGACATCGATCAATGTTATGAAACCGTCAAGAATATACCACTTCGTCGATTCACGTGGCGTGATGGGATTGTTGACTTTAGTGAACATCAAAAAGACAAAAACGTCCTCGGTTGGATTGCTCAGGAGGTCGAAGAAGTCATGCCTAAATCCATTGAAACTATTGATGAGAAATACGGCATTCCGGATCTCAAATTCCTTAACCCAGATCAAATATACGCATCTATGTATGGAGCCCTCCAGAAAGCCATACAGAAGATAGAGCATCTCGAGGCCGAGCTTAAAAAAATAAAATACTAATATAGTATAAAATGTCTGGTGGTATTGCCCAACTCGTCGCCGTCGGTGCCCAAGATGCACACCTCGTCGGTCAGCCCGAAGTCAGTTTCTTTCGATCTACTTACCGTCGTCACACGAACTTTTCTCAAACGACCGAACGCCAGGTCATCCAGGGTAACGTGTCGAACAACGGCATGTCTACCGTGCGTTTCGAGCGCAAGGGTGACCTTCTTAACTATGTGTATTTCATGCCGATCAAGGGTGATGGCACGCAAGCGAACACTGTTGCCGATTGGAGCACGGCGATTTCCAAGGTTGAACTTCTCATCGGTGGTCAAGTGATCGATGAACAAGATTCCGCGTTCTCGACGCACATCGCCCCGGAACTTCTCGCGACGAACTTGTCGAAGTCTGTCGCAGGTGGTATCTACCGAGGTGGTGCGAACGAACAATTCTACCCGCTTCGCTTCTTCTTCTGTGAGAACTGGCAATCCGCGTTGCCGTTGATTTCTCTTCAATACCACGATGTCGAGCTCCGAATCACGTGGGGCCCGAGCGCCGCGATTCACAAGTGGGAATGCTACGCGAACTACGCGTACCTTGACACTGACGAACGCGCGGTCTTTGCGAGCAAGCCGCAAAGCATCTTGATCACGCAAGTTCAAAACGCAGTCGCGTCTCAGGCCAAGATCCAAGAATTGAACTTCAACCATCCGATCAAGTTCCTCGCGAGTAACACGCAAGCGAGTGGTTTGATGACGGCAACGAACAAGGTCAAGTTGCAAATCAACGGTACGGATGTCACCGATTTCAAGTTTGCGTCTCCGAACTACTCGGCCGTCTCTTCGTACTACCACGTGCCCTTCTCGTCGGGTGACAAGAAGTCGTCTCTCTTCATCTACCCGTTCTGCCTCGAAACCTCCAAGCTTCAGCCGACGGGTTCTTTGAACTTCTCCCGACTTGATTCTGCGAGAATTGTCAGTACGGAAAACAACTCTTTGGATAAAATTTACGCCGTGAACTACAATGTCCTTCGCATTGAGAATGGTATGGGCGGCCTCATGTACTCGAATTAAATCACAGGTAATAGTATAATTATGCTTTGGACTGTTATAGCTCTTTTAGCCATCGTTTTTGTGCTCACTTACGATCCAAAATCCAGGACACTGGAAAAGTTTGTGGATGCTAAGCAAGCACCAACGAAAACCGGAAAAGATTGTGAAGATCCACACTACAACGCTGTTCAATTTGGACAAGCTGCATACGAATGCGCCCCCTCTAACAGAGTAAAAATGGGTGCGATTGTAGGTGCTTAAAAAATTGAGATGAAATGTTATTAGAACAACATGTTTTCATACGACCGAGAAACCATGCTACTCGTGGCAGTCGCTGTATGCGTTTTGGGTACCTTGTACATTTACAGGGAACTCAAGAATGCTAAAACTGAAATTTCAGAGGTGAAGGCACACTCTGGACAAATGGCCCAATACATCAATGCTTTGTCTTATTACGAAGATGAACCCGACGAAGAGGAAGAAGACGTCAAGGTTGAAACTGCGAATAAGAGTGAAGAATTGGGCGATTTGTCGGCGAAATAAACATATTCATTAATTGTAACTTGCTAATGAGCAATGAAAAAATACAAAGCGATAGCGATACCAGTGACGTTCGCTGATGGAAAACCGAGGTTTTTAACCGTCAGAGATCGTCGCTTCAAGGATTGGATATTTGTCACAGGCGGGTGTCGCCGGCGAGAAATTTTCAATCCCCTTCGATGTGCTCTAAGAGAACTCGAGGAAGAAACGAGAGGAGTGGTGGCACTCAAAAGAGGAGAATATACCGACTTTAAATTTACAGTTAAGGAAAACGCGACGACAGAACTCATATACAATGTATTTGTATTCTTCGTCGACTATTCTAGAAATGACCAGTATGGTCTCATTAAGAAATTTTACGATGAAAAGCAAAAGACACAATTGAAGAAACAAAACAAACAACCAATAAAAAAGACGTTTGATGAAAACGATTACATGAGTTTTGACACCCTCGAAGAGTTCAATGTTCGTAAGCGTTGGAATCGAATCATAGATAACGTCATAAAAAATCCAGAGTTTTATGCGTGTGTTTCAAGCATGAATAGAAAAACATTCTCTATTAAGTAGTGATGAAGTCGAAGGCGTACATTCTCAGGCAAATTAAAGACCTTCTCATCGATAACAGGGTGCATACACCGGAACAAGCCGATGAGAAGATTGAAGAAATTAAAGACATGAAAGTGTACGAACTTTTAGTTATGAAAAAAGAACTGGCGTCGAGTGTAGAGTTACCAGACTTGTCATTCGTATCAGCTGTGAGTAGGTATTAAAAAATAGACGCGTATGTAATACAAGTATGTTTAAAAGATGGTGTTCTCAACAGGGATTCGCTCACGGAAACCAGTTATCACATGTGCTCATGGACGGTGGAGTCCTCTCCGTGCCATTTGATAAATTGGATGAGTTTTATACGAAATATGTAGAGTGTGTTCGACACGGAGAAAAGGTCTTTGTCGTCGAACAAAAGACACCGACATATAATTTTTTCGTTGATATTGACTATAAAAATACAGAAGCTTTGAGTATCGAAGAAATTCAAGACATCTGTAAAATTATTTGTGATAAAGTCAAGCGTCACGGTGGAAAAGAGTGTCTTATTTCAGTGTCACCTCCAAAAAAAGTTGGAAGTCTCACGAAAACAGGTATTCACTTAAATTGGCCGGGTTTTGTGGTGAATCAAGTATCTGCAATCGCACTCCGAGAACATATTCTTGTGGCCTTATACACGGTAAAGAAGTCAATCGATTGGAATGAAATCATAGATTCTTCTGTATACGGTGACATACAACGTCGTTCAAAAGGGAGTGGGTTTCGTATGCCGTGGTCGCATAAAAAGGGAAAACACGACTCGTGTGACGGGAAAGGGTGTAGTGATTGTCACAACACTGGTAAAATTACTCAAGTTGCATATTTACCAGTTTTTGTATACAAAACCGGACCCCTTAGTACACTCTTACGGATAGATCAAACACCCGACAAGGAAATTTTAGCCATGGCAGCGGTTCGAACCGAAAATCAAGACTTCGTACACGTGGAGAGTCCATCTAGAGCCATCAAAGAAGGATCATTCACCGATGTTCAGACGAAGGATGAATTACATGACGAAGAGACGAAAATGCTCCTCGAAGACTTTGTTCGTGTGAATCTCGAAGGTCAAGGAGATGCACACATTACAAAACTTTTCAAGTTTAAGAATCAGTACCTTGCATCAACAACCTCAAAGTACTGTGAAAACCTCAAACGTTCTCATGGTTCAAACCACGTATGGTTTTACATAAGCGGTGACAAAATCACACAGAAGTGTTTTTGTCGATGTGAAACACTCCGAGACAGGCGTAATGGCTTTTGTAAAGATTTTTGTGGTCGGCGACATATACTTAAACCACAGATAGTAGAACGGTTATATCCAGAAAAGGAAAAGATAAAACAATGCCCGGATATAAAAACGGACAATAAAAGAGAAAAATCCGATATAGACTATGTTGAAGCAAAGGGTCATGTCGAACGATACATTCGATCGTGTATGCCTAAACATGATCAGGTCACGGTGATTAAAATTTCGAAAGAGCGTCAAAAATATATAGCGACAACAACTTCAAATTATTGTGAAGTGGCAAAGACAAATCACGAAACATATACATCATTTAGAATAGAAAAGGGTAAAATATTCCAGGATTGTCAGGTGTGTCGCAAGAAGGGTCGAATCTATGCACTCAATACAAAGTCCGTGAATGTATTGTACCCGAATAAAAAATAACATGTAATTACAGATATGGCGTTCATTCTATTAGGTGTGGGTATAGTCCTTGCATCAAAACTCGCCTTCAAAGAAGAGCCAGAAGAAGATCCGTTCATGGATCTCAAGCGTGAAGCGCACGTGTATTCCGGTGTCAATCCGTCCGTCTTTATGCATTTCATTTCAAAATTCAACTTGGCGCAAAGATACATGCACGTGGATGTGTATATGTCTCAAAAATATATGCTTGAATCACTCGATAACCTTGAAGATATTGCTTTATATGCAGAATCGGGTGATTATGATATCCAGGAACCGATACACACACTCGCAAAGAAAATAGGATACACTTTCGAAAACCGACTCATGAATATTGCAATAAACAAGGGTGTTACTCTTTATCCAAAATACTTAAACAATAGAATCAATTAAAAAGAAAATGTCGATCACTAAGACTCGCTCAGGACGCCAGATAAAGAAACCCGAATTGTTTAAACCGACCGAAGACGTGGTTGTCGACGATTACGCTGAAGATGATCATGATTCTGATTTGGGGAGTGAAATCGACACGGAAGATGAATACGATTCTCAAGACGACTCGGAATTCGAAGACGACGATGAAGAGGCTGATGAAAATGGAAACCTTAAGGACTTTGTCGTTGACGAGTCAGATGAATCAGATGAGGAAATTTAGCTTAAAAAAAAGATGATTTGTATAACAAAATGGAGACGGATATAGGAAATCCCATTGATTATAAGTCTGAGATCGAATCGTTAAATAAAGAATATGATGACCGCGACGATTTCTATGACGATCACCAACAACCGTCTTATAATATGCAACAACAGGCTCCTCCCCCGCCTCCACCAATGTTCCCGGGTGTACAACAGCAATGGCAGCCGATCGATGTAAACAAGACGAATGATTTGTTTTCATCTATCGATAAGACAGCGTATATTATTATTTTTGTAGCCTTTATTCTAGGCTTTTTTATGGGAAAAACCATGCAACCAGTCATCCTCAGACCATCCTGAAGATGAAAATGGTTCAAAGTCACCGATATCACCGGTCGCCGGTTCCGTAAAATACGCACGACTCACGACGAGTGGATCCTTTAGCAATTCTAAACCCACTTCAAAAGCAGTATCACTTTTGTTTTTTCTCTTTTTGTACAAGGAAAAAAACAAAATAAATAGCGCCGCGACAATAGTTAATGTTATGATATTAAGAATGACGCTGAGCATATTATATTATACTCATAATTTTTTTTATGCTGACGTCACTTCCTCACCCGATTCTTCTGCCTTTTCTTCAATCTTCCCATCCGTCGACGACTCCGCTTCAGCTTCAGCTTCGCGCTTCTTTCGGTGTTCTTCAACTTCGGACGCAACGATCGCATCCGCTTCCTTTACGAGTTCTTCCATTGGGGTGTCCGGCTTTTCCTTTTGGAGACGTTCCAACACCTCAGCCGGGTGACTGATAGGTGATTCGTCGGGTTTCGTGTAAAATTTGGAATTTTCATCACCAGGCTTGATGTAAGAACCATCTGTGCGCACAGACATCATGTCCTTCTTACGTTCTTCGAACATCTTTGCAGCCTGAATTTGGTTTTCTCTATATCCCTGCATAATCTCTTCAAGCTTTTCATTTTGATAGTGGACATCTTCAATCGTATCACGGTCCGGTGGGATCAACAACCACTTATACATATCGACGACGTAAATATCAAACGTCGAATCTTCCTTTTGAAGGCGCTTTGCGTGATTCGCTGCTTCATCACGAGTCGCAAACGCACCGCGGATTTTAATACCAAACTTATCATTTTTTTGGGGGCACTCGGGACCAATCACAGACAGGCATGCGAAAAGCTGTCCGGGAACCGTCGTGTAGTCTTGTTCAAGAGAAGCCATTATAGTCATGTTACGATAATAAACTTTAAGCCTTTTGAGTCACTAAGTCGTTTAAAAGACTGAAAATAGTAAAGATAAATGGAAGACCTTCGAAGGACGCACAATGATGCAAAACGTGAGCTGATTCAGTCGGTCACGAAAGAAGGTCACCAAATTCTTGACGTGGGATGTGGTTTTGGTGGAGATCTCCAGAAATGGCGTGCGTGTGGTGCAAATATAAACATGTGTGATCCAGAACCGTCGGCGCTCGAGGAGGCGAAGACACGCGCAAAAAACATGAAAATCCGTGTCAATTTTTATCAGGGTGATATTTTCAATTGTCCACACAGATACTTTGATATCATCTGTTATAACTTTTCACTCCATTATATATTTCAAACGCGAGATCTTTTCTTTGATTCACTGCGCGAAATACGAAAACGCATGAGACCCGGCGGACGACTCATAGGCATCATACCTGATTCAGAAAAGATCATATTCAAA